TGGCCCGGTGCTTTACTTTGATCTCGATACCGTTATCTGCGGTGACCTGACCGAGCTGGCCGAGTATCCCCATAAGTTCACGATGCTCAAAGACCTGGGCAAGCGCGATACCCCGGCAAGCGGGATGATGGCCTGGAACGGGGACTATTCGCACATTTACCTGACATTTAAGTCAGACCCATCGTTTTATATGACTATGTACTCTGGGAGCTTGAATCTTGGAGATCAGGCTTTTATTGCTAAGAATCAAAAGCCAGACTGCTTGTGGCAACAGATATTCCCCAATAGAATCTTCTCATACAAATTTCATCTTCTTGGCAAGCCAAAACCAGATGAGGCAAAAGTAGTTTGTTTTCATGGGGAGCCAAAAGGATCTGGTTCAAGTGGCTGGGTAAGAGATATATGGAGTAATGCAAATGGCAGCAGGTGATTCCGCACTATCGATTTGTTCAGACGCTCTCTTGATGCTGGGTGCCAAGGCTATCTCATCGTTTAACGAGGGAACCAATGCAGCCAACGTATGTGATCGACTATACCCAGACATCAAGAATCAAACACTTTTAAATTATCCGTGGTCTTTTGTTTACAAAAAGATTCAGCTATCTCAGCTAATCACTACGCCAACCACAGAGTACAGGTACGAATACCAGTTGCCAGGTGATCGGATTGGGCCTCCCAGGCAGGTATTTGTTACCAACGCTATTGGTGCCAGGCCGATTAAAGGCTACCGGATATTCCAAGACAAGCTGCTCACCAACGAGACAACCATTTACGCCGACTATCCCTATGCCGTCCAAGAGTACGAGATGCCGGTCTACTTTGTGCAGCTGCTCAAGTACATGATGGCCTGGCACCTGTCTTTGCCAATTACAGACCAGATCGACAAAACCCAATACTGGCAGCAGATTGCTATTGGAGCTGCGTCAGAAAATGGCCGGGGTGGGTATATGCGTACAGCCACCACCATCGATGGCCAGGGCCAGCCAATCTCTGTTATTGAAGATTACAGCTTGATCGATGTGAGGAACTGATGGCACGTTTTACGTCAATCCAAACCAACTTCTCAACCGGGGAGCTCGATCCCCTATTGAGGGCTAGGGTTGACCTACAGGCTTACGCTAACGCCCTTGAGGAGGCCACCAATGTGGTGGTGCAGCCCCAGGGTGGGATTAGGCGCAGACCCGGTTCTAAATACATTATGTCCCTGCCAAACGCAGGCTCGGACTCCGCAGGCAATGGCGTGCGCCTGGTGCCGTTTGAGTTCTCTACATCCGACAGCTATATGCTGTGTTTTACCCATAATCGGATGTATGTTTTTAAAAACGCCGTTCAGCAGCTGGCCATCAACGCAGGGGCAAACGATTACCTAGACACCAGCTCATATGGCCTTACTGGTGCTAGGCTAGCCAATCTAACCTGGACACAGTCAGCAGATACTTTGATTGTCTGCCACCAGGACATTAACCCGGTAAAGATTGTTCGCGGTGCCAACGATTCTGCCTGGACTGCAAGCACGCTGTCATTCGACAGTATTCCCAAATATGCGTTTACCGTATCAATATCTAATCCAGCTGGCACTCTGACCCCGTCTGCCGTTTCTGGCAAGGTTACGTTAACAGCTTCAACCGGCACGCCGTTTAGTGCGGCATCAGTTGGCCAATACGTCAATGCCAGCCCACAGGGCAGGGCCAAGATAGTCAAATACACAAGTGCCACGGTTGTTGACGCAATAGTTGAGTTTCCGTTTTTTAATACCTCTGCCATTGCAAGCGGCTCATGGGAATATGAATCTGGTTACGAGGCTGTGTGGTCATCCGGGAAGGGGTGGCCGCGCTCGGTTACGTTCCATGAGGGAAGGCTTTTCTTTGCCGGGTCTAAGTCACGGCCATCAACCGTATGGGGTTCTAAGGTAGGGCTATTCTTTGACTTTGAGCCAACCGAAGGTCTGGACGATGATGCGGTGGAGGCTACGCTAGACACCAACACTTTTAATGCAATTGTCGATGTAACTTCTGGCCGAGACCTGCAAATCTTTACAACCGGCGGTGAGTTCTATTGCCCACAAGAGGGGCTAGAGCCAATCACGCCCACCAACTTCTTTATGAAGGCGGTTACCCGCAATGGTGCCAAAGAGGGTGTCCGTGTCCAGCAGCTTGAATCAGGCACGCTATTTTTGCAGCGACAGGGAAAGTCACTCAATGAGTTTGCGTTTACAGATACGCAATTGACCTACGTTACAAGCAAGATATCGCTACTGGCTGGCCATTTACTAAAGTCTCCCACAAGGATGGCTCTGCGCCGGTCAGTAGCTACCGATGAAAATGATTTACTGTTTATCGTTAACAGCACAGGTGGAACAATCGCTGCATTTTCTATGTTGCGGGTGCAAAACGTAATTGCGCCGTCCGAGTTTACAACCGATGGTGAATACATCGATGTTGGCGTAGACCTTACGACTATTTATACGGTGGTGAAACGTACGATAAATAGTACGACTCAGTATTACGTTGAGGTATTCGATGATAGCCTCCAACTTGATTGCGCCAAGTCTGGCGGCGCAGCTGCGTCTGTATCGATGTCCCACCTTGTGGCCAAGTCTGTGCAGGTTGTTTTAGATGGCGCGGTGCAGGCAGCTCAGACAGTACCTGGTGGCGGCACGGTGACGTTCCCGCGATCAGCTGCTAGCTCATACCAGGTAGGTCTTAACTTTACTACCCAGGCGGTCACCATGCCAGCAGACATCAAGATTGCAGCTGGCACTAGGCTCGCCTACCAGAAACGGATTATTGAAGTAAACGCTATTGTCAAAGACACCCAGCATTTGATTGTCAATGACAACGAATTACCTTTTAGAAGCTTTGACACAGGAGACACACTCGATGACCCCGTACCTCTCTTTACTGGCACAAAAACTATCGACAGCATTCTCGGATATACGACAGAAGGTAAGATCACTATTAGGCAAACTATTCCGCTAAAGATGACTTTGCTAGGTTTAGAGTACAAGATATCTACATACCCTGGGGCATGACATGAGCAGATTTGATATCAACGTCCACGGGTTGCCGCTTGGTGACCCACACAACCCACCTGGATCGAGCAGGGTTCAGAACGATCCGTTTACCGCCGCAGCTGTGGCCGCGTCTGTTATGTCCGCTTACAGCTCATACCAGCAGGGCCAGATTCAGGGAAAGCAGCTAGAGCTAAAGGGCAGGCTAGAGCAAACCCAGTATGACCGCCGGGCGATCCAGTACCAGCAAAAGGCCAACCAGGTTTTAGAACGGCTCAAGCAGACTAATGCCACCCTAACGGCAAAAGGATTTGCTGGTGGTGTTGATCCTTTTAGTGGGTCAACAGACATTGTTAGAGCTGCCAACGAAACAGCTGCCGGGCGAGAGTTCAAGATTTATCTAGATGACGCAGACGCAGCAATACGAGCTGGAGACATTGCCTTGGCATCTAATCTAGCTGCTGCCCAGCAAGCAAAAACATCTGGCAAGTTAGATGCGGCTACCAAGCTTTTGATGGCCGGTGCAACCGCAGGCAAGGGCGGCGGCTTTGATCGAACAAGTTATAACTATCTTGTTCCAGCACCAGTTGAAACCAGAATGGTTGTACCAACATAATGGCACGCATACCTAGATACCAAGAATCAGGGGTCATCTCAGCGGATGTCCCAAGCATGAGTTTTCCAATGGCCAGTACGTCACAGGCTGTTGGGAAGTCACTAGACCAGCTTATGCAGTTTGCGTTTGGAGAAATTAAAGAACGCAAAGACAAAGAAGACAAAATCATTGCTGCCCAAATGCGATCAGAGCTAGAGCTTGAAGTCGCAAAGAAAGTTAATGATTTAGACACCCTGGTTTCTACTGGTCAGCTTACAGATGTCCGTGAACTACAAAGTGAAATTCGCTCTCTAGAATCATTTGCACAACCATTGTTTAGTAGGGATGTTGCCCAGGCCGCTGGTTTAATTCAGTCGATTACATCTTCTGGAAAAGCGTTGATGGCCAAGAGCACGGACATGATGCTCAAGAATTATAGTGCCGCCAGAAACGTAATAACAGATGATGCAATAAAGCAAAACACAAAACTAATTGAACGGCTATGGGAAACAACAGCATCATATGAAGACCCCGCAATGGGAGAGCAAGCAAGAACAACTAGAAACGTAGAAGAGCAATCTATTTTTTCAAAGATGTTTAATGTTGCAAGAATGAATCCAGGTTCATCTGATGAAAAAATGACGCAGTTCTTAAAAGCTGTAGAGGCAGCAAAAATCAATGTTGTTGCTAAATATCTAAAAGATGAGCTATCTCAGGGCAACATGACAATCCTTAACGCAAAGATGGCCGCTGGAGATTATGGCAAATACACCAGGGATGTCATGTCTTTTACAGAGGAACAAAAGTCAGCTATCCGCACAGCAATCAAAAAACGATTTGTTGAATCTACAGATATTCTAAAAGCTGAAGCAGAGCTTAAAAAATCTGGAGATGAGACAGAAGCTCGCTCATTAATCGCTGATTACTTTAGCTCTCCAAAACCAGCAACCTTAGAAAAGTTGCGAGCCATTGCTATTCGCTCTGGTGCCGTATCGCCAGAATATGTAGCCGAGTTGCCAAACAAGGTTTCTAGCGCAGAGCCAAGAAACGTAATGGGCGAAATGATGCTTAAGGATGAAATTCAAAAAGGCTTAATTACTAGCTTGTCTGATTTTCAAAATCGAGGGCGGTCACTTGGAGTTGGGATTCGCAGGCTTTCTGAATTGCAAGATAACTGGTACTCAGGTAACCGCGCAGTTGAGAATGACATTGAAGGAATTGCCAGGGGTCAAGCAAGACTTGTTCCTGGGCAAACTAACATTAGCCAACGCCAGCAACAGGATTACTATAAATTTATTTCAAATGTTGAAGACGGATTTCAACAGGAAACGCAAGCGTGGAAAGATGGAGGCTCAAAAGGCCCGGCACCATCTAAAAGAGATATTGCAAATAAACTTGTTGTTAAGCGCAGGGAAAGTATTCAGTCTAGGAAAATTGACAATATTACGGAAAGCTTAATCTCTTCCTATGGGCCGCAAGGAACAGTTAAAAAAAGCAATATTGATTTTAATAACATTGAAATGAAATATAGCAAAGACGGAGAAGCTGTTGGTTTGACCGCAGACGTAAAAACAGCATTGCGTAGGGATGGCTTTAGTGATTCTCAGATTGATGACATTGAACAAAAAATGATTGGACTTGATAAACAACGAAAAGAATTGAGTACTATCAGATGAATGATGACGATACCGGATATCTAGACTATGCCCTTGATCGGGCTTATCCTCCGCTCAGAATTGACATTACTGGTGTTGCGCCACAGGCTATACCTCCAGAAGAGGTTACCCCTGCTACCGGCGCAGCTGAAGAGTTTCTTGCCCAGGGCGGCATGACGCTACCAGCTGATGCCCAAAGCATGACACCGGCCCAGATGGGCCAGGTAGTGCTCGATGGCCTGGCCGGTATGAGCCGTGGTGGGGTAAAGGCTGTGGCTGGCTTTGGCGGGGACGTTGAGCAGCTCGGTACGTTTATCAAAAACTTTATAACCGATAACCAGGGCGGCGGTTTTGTAGAGCGGGTAAAAAGGTCTGCCGGTGCTTTTGAATCGCCAACATTGCTACAGACATCAAAAGACGTTGAGAGAGAAGGCATTGGGCTGTTGCCTGGCGCACCGCTCGGCAGCGTCAAGTTGCCACCAGTAATACCGCCTGGCGTTACTACTGACAGGGCAATGCGGGAGAAGGCCGCAGCTGGTGGGGAGTTGGCCGGTGAGGTACTTGCTGACCCGTTCCTAGCAGCCAGGGCTGTTAAAGCTGGGGTTGGGGCTGTTAAGGGTATGGCTCAAGAGATAAGGACAACCGCACCTGTTGGCGCAATTACGTTAAAAGCACCAGCTGCTGCAAAACCAATAACATTAACAAACATTGATCCAGAGCGATTGTCAGTAGCTCAACAAATTGTTTCGGATGGCATTGCATCAAATATGTCACCAACCAAAATGATCCAGGCTGTTGAAAAACAAACAGGAACAAAATTAACAGGCAAGCAGCAAAAAGAATTAAAACAATATGTATCTGAAAATGTTCCTAAAGGGCAGATATATTCTGACCAGGCATTTAAGGATTTAATTGCACAGCCTTTTCCGGTTGAGCCATCTACCCAGTATTTTGCCAAATCGTTTGATGATGCAATAGCCCGGATCAAAACTCTTGATCCAACCAACCTCAAGAATGCAGCTATGGTTGCAGACCAGCGGCTAGCTCCAATCCTTGGTACAGCAAAGGATGGCGGCGCAAAACGTCTGCTTACTACCAACGGAAAACTTCTTAAGACCGAAACCGGGGTGGAAGGTGGGGTTCCCATTGAGCTCCCAGATGGACGCAACATCGAGAGTGCCGGTCTAGCCATCTCCCCGGCATTTAAAGTTGGCAAGTTTAGTACTTGCCCGAACTCTGCCAGCTGCGCCCAGGAATGCCTTGGCAAGACCTCTGGTGGCTACTTTGCCTACGGTGGAGGGGCAGACCTGGAGGCTATGAAGGGAACCCGCCTGCGGAGCTTTAGAATGACCCAGGCCATGTTCCGCGAGCCAGAGGCGTTTGCAATCAAGCTTAATAACGAGATCCTGTCGCTAAAGACCGCAGCTGCCAAGAATGGCAATGCCTTGGCTATCCGCTTGAACGTGCTTTCCGACATCGATCCAAAGGTCTACAAGTCGATCATCGAGGCCAACCCAGATGTTCTCTTCTATGACTACACCAAGATGAAGTACCGCCCGATTGCGCCAAACCATCACTACACTTACAGCTCTACCGGCCTGTCTCAGAAGGCTGGACAAAACGGTTTGAGCGTAGACGTAGACAATCCGCATTCCAATTGGATGCAGATGCGCCAATGGCTTGATGATGGCCAGAACGTGGCAATGGCATTTAGCAGCAAGAAGGGTCTACCTGAATCTGTGCTAGATGAAGCTACTGGCAAAATTTACCGAGTAGTCGATGGGGATGCCTATGACTTCCGTCCAATGGATGCCCAGCCTGCTGGGTTTGATGGAGTGATTATTGGCCTAAAGAACAAGGCCATGACCCGCAAGGAATCTATGGCCGCACAGGATTCCAATGGATTCTTTGTCCAATATGATCCCAAGCTTGGCACCCAGGTGACTATTCCGCGCCAGAAGAGAGAGGCTATTATGCTCAAGACGGACGGCCAAGAAACCCCGTCCATTATGGAAACAGGTGAGCAGATCACAGAAAGGGCAACCCAATGATTACTGACTTTGAGCTAAATGAAGAAGACTTCCTCCAGCAATTTCCTGGAGCGCAAGAATATATGCAAGATGGTTTGGAGTTTGCTAACTGGTGGGATGCCGGTGGAGACCCATCTGTGCAAGGCCCGGCCATCAATGTTGCTGACCTGGCGGCGATGAACAAAGGACTTGGATAATGGCACTTCCTCCTATCACCCAGCGATTGGATGAGCTGCTGGCAACTAATCAGCCAGCGGAAGATCCAACTAACGAAAGCTTTACTCCAATCTCTGAGGGTGAGCGAAACCTAGAAAACAGCGAGCCTGTGCAGGTGGCCGGTCTTGGTAGGTTAGTAGAGCTTGGAACCGGCCTAATAACAAAACCAGTACAGGCTGGAGCGCAATTTATATCTGAAGCAGCTGCGCCAGAAGTATTGGCTCCGATTGTAAAAAAGGGTGTCAAATCTAAAGTAGACCCAAAGGTAACTCCAGACCCTTTGCCTATAGCACCAGCTGCACCCGCGCCAACCGAGGCCGCACAGGCTGCGCCAGCAGCTCCAAAGGCAGAGGCACCAGCTCCGGTCTCAGGTGAAAGGATGATGCAGCAGGCCGCGGAGCGGGAAAGAATAATTCAAGCCGGTGGCGAGCCTGGTGCTCCTAGCCCCACCAAAGCTCAAGCAGAGGCCGGTGTTACCGAAACTCCGATTAGCACCCTGCCGTTTGACAACGAAACGATGCAGGCCACGGTGCGCTCGGCTGCGGAGGCTGTGCTCAAAGATGAGCCAGAGATGTCTATTCGCTCAATTTACATGAGGGCTATCAACGCCGGGGTTCCGGAGGCCCAGGCCCAGAGAATTCTTCAGGGCCTCCCAATGGAATCCACGGTTGGTGGGTCACAGCTGGCCCAACAAGCTGCCGGGGTTTTAAAGCTGCATGACGATAGCGCAGCTCTTTTAGATGACCTGTTTGCCAAGATGGCTGCTGGCCAATTAGATGACACCGGCAAATTACAGCTGCGCCAGCAAATGGCTTACCACGACAATATTGCTAAAAACCTAAAGGGCATATCAGTTGATATCGCCAGAACAATGAATGTCTTTAAGAGGGTTCAAGACAGAGGGCCAGGGTTTAAGCCAACGGATATACGCGCAATTCTTGACGAGGTTGGTGGAGACGAATCACTTTCTCGATTGGCAGAGGCTTATCTTCTTAGCCCAACAAGAGCTGGCAAAAACAAATTGCTTGAGGTTGGCTTTGGTAAAAAATTAAGTGATGCATTTATGTTCACTTACCAAAGCAATCTTTTGACCAACCCAGATAGCCACGCTTACAACTTTGTTGGCGGTGCTTTGTTTGGCCCATTCTCTCCAATTGAAAGAACGCTTGCTGTTGGATATGGAAAAGTTCGCCAGGCAATAATTCCAAACGCAGGTGAAGACAGATTCTTTATGGGCGATGTTCTTGCTAGAACATCTGGATTGGCAAACGGAATTTTAGATGGATGGGATTTGCTAAAGCACGTTGTTAGAACTGGCGAAAGAGCAACGGTAAAGGGTGATGTAAAAATAAGCCCATTGTCAGCAGAAGCTTTTTCAGATGTTCCAGTTCGTGTTGGCAATATAGCAACATTACCTATCTCACCAATCTTGGGTAGCGTGTCTGATTTTGGAAAAGAGATTTACAGAACCCCTGATTTAACCAACACCTGGATCGGAAAGGGTTTGGATTACCTTGGGTTTTTTCATGGGTCAGTATTTAGGGCAATCAGCGGAGCTGACGAATATATCGGTGGAATATCTGCAAGAATGCAGCTGCATGAAGATGCGTGGCGTTTTGCAAATACAGAATACGACAAGCTAATTGCATCCGGTATGACCGATGCCGATGCCTTAAAAGAAACACAGAGACTAGTAGCTGCGTTAATGGATGAGCGTCCAGCAACTATGGCTGCTAGTGTTGAAAACTTCCGCAAGCAATCGCAGCTGGCCACAGAGTTTGATCGATCTACAAAGCTTGGTGAGTTTTACTGGAAACTTAACGATATGTTTCAAGTTCCAGGTCTTAAGGTATTTGTTCCTTTTGCAAAAACAATTTCCAATCTATTCATTGAATCATC